CTCTGCGATTGCTTATGACAACGCACAGGAAGCTTGGACGGCTCGCTACACCCATGAGACGATCGCTATGGGCTTTTCGATTACCGAAGAGGCAATCGAAGACAACCTGTACGATTCGCTCAGCTCGCGTTATACCAAGGCACTTGCACGCGCCATGGCATACACCAAGCAGGTGAAAGCAGCAGCCGTGTTGAACAATGGATGGGCAACTACCGTTACATACGGTGACGGCCAGTCCCTGTTCTCCACAGCACATCCTCTTGTATCCGGCGGCACAAACAGCAACACGCCAGCTACCCAGGCTGACTTGAATGAAACTTCGTTGGAAAACGCGGTCATTCAAATCGCAGGGTGGACGGACGAACGTGGTCTGTTGATCGCAGCTCGCCCACGCAAGCTCATCGTTCCTCCGAACCTCCAGTTCGTGGCAACTCGTCTGTTGGAAACCGAACTCCGCGTCGGCACCAACAACAACGATATCAACGCCATCAAGAACAATGGTTCGATCCCCGAGGGATACACCATCAACCACTTCTTGACTGACACCAACGGCTGGTTCCTTACCACCGACGTGCCCAATGGATTGAAGCACTTTGTGCGGACACCCATGCAGACTGGAATGGACGGGGACTTCGATACCGGTAACGTAAGATATAAAGCGAGAGAGCGTTACTCGTTTGGAGTCTCGGATCCGTTAGGTATCTTCGGCTCGCAAGGAGCCTAATACCAATAAAATCAAGCACTTAGCTTGGTTTGGAAGCCACCTTCGGGTGGCTTTTTCTTTGCTTGTTGACATCGTTAGTTCCTTTCGGTACATTACGGTTATGGCTTTGTAACGGAGGAAACATGGAGCAAGTCATTTATAAAATCATCAACGTGGTCAACAACAAGTTTTATGTAGGTAGCACGACAAACAAGAAGGTTCGCTTCAGGCAACACCGTAAGTTGCTTCGAGGTAACAGGCACCATTGCAAGCACCTGCAAGCATCGTGGAACAAATACGGCGAAGATAAATTTGAGTTTGTAGTTGTTGAAGAGGTTGCTCAAGACATAGAGCTTTGGAGAGTCGAAGATAATTGGTTGCAACAACATGTAGGTAAAGCGCATTGCTATAACAGTGGATACGCGGCAGTTGCGCCTTGGCGCGGGGTAATTGGACCAGAGCATCCTAAATTTGGCGTTCCTGTCACGCCTATGCAAAAGAAACAAATATCTAAAACCCTACGAGAGTTTTATGCTGCTGATTACTTTAACCACCCGCGCGTCGGGAAAAAGCACACCGAAGAAACCAAGTTAAAGATTAAACAAAACAGAACGCCCACCGCCGGGGAAAACCACTACCGATACGGTAAAACGCTATCAGACGAGACAAAAGCAAAGATTGGTGCGGCGCAGCGGGGCAAGCCAAAAGCAGAAGGTCGCAAGGTTTCAGAAAAGGGGCTCTTAAAGATTCGTGAAAATATTGAATCAGGGCGTAGCCATAAGCACTGGCTAGGACGTAAACATACCGAAGAGGCAAAAGAAAAGATGAGCAAAGCTGTATTTGTTATGCCTGATGGCATTTTATTCCCAAGCCTTACTGCGGTGCTGAGCCATTACGGAATGAAAATGCCGACCCTTCGTAGGGCTTTGGTATCCGGCAAACATTTAACAAAAGGGCGTTTAGCTGGGTATAGTTTTAGATATGGCGGCATTGATTCAAAGCCCACTGAAAACGATCTTGCATTAATCCGCGCAAAGCTCATTGACTCCCACCCCAATAACTGATACAAACACATCACTAGGGTTCCCACCCATATCGACTGACCTAGCAGACTTTGTAGAGACGGTATGGGGATGCGCTACAACGCGGAGTTATCATGGCTATTTCTACCTTTGACGGTCCAGTCCGTTCGCTTGGCGGTATCTTTCAGCAGGGTCCGTCTACTATTGTTGAGATCACTTCCAGTACGACACTGAATCCAGTGGCTCATGCTGGTCGCATCATTTCCGTTGGCGGCACGCTTGCTGCTGATGTAACACTTACCCTTCCTTCGATTAATACGTCTGCCAATGCGTCGTCGTCCGGCCCGGGCAATGACCCCAATACGGCAAACAACGAAGGTGTGGTTTACACCATTTGGGTTCCCACAACCATCGCCACTTCTTCGTTAAAGATTGGTACGGATGGCACTGACAAGTTTGTCGGCACGATCCTTGGCGTGGATACTGACTCTTCCAATGCGCTTGTGGCTTACACGGCCGGTGCAAGCGATGACTTCATTAACTTTAATGGCGGAACGACCGGTGGCGTTGCAGGCTCATGGGTCCAGATCGTTGCGATCGCAGCCAATAAGTACATGGTCAACGGTATTGCGCTTGGCTCTGGTTCGGTTGCTACTCCATTCGCAACCGCCTAATAGGAGTGTCTTATGGACACAGACGTTCTAGGCATATCGCTTGCTGCGTCTGGCGCTGTCTCTGCCACACCGACCCGTGTCCGCGGGTTGGTTATTGAGCCGGGAACATCGACAGGCAGCGTAGAGATCAAGGATGGTGGGTCAGGTGGTACAAGCAAGTTCATTATCAACACAGTGGCTAACGGTGAGACCTTTGCCGTGCTTATTCCAGCCAACGGTGTTTGGTGTAAAACGAGTGCTTATGCCACATTGACAAACGCCAAGGCTACGGTGTTTTATGGCTAAGACGCCAGCATGGCAGCGTAAAGAAGGAAAAAGCCCGTCTGGAGGCTTGAATGCCAAAGGGCGGGCTTCATACAACGCAGCCAATCCCGGCAAGCCAGGCTTGAAGGCGCCACAACCAGAAGGTGGTGCGCGTAAGAAATCGTTTTGTAGCAGGATGGAAGGGATGAAAAAGAAGCTTACATCCGCCAAAACTGCCAACGATCCAGATAGCCGTATCAATAAAAGCCTAAGGAAGTGGAAGTGCTGAATGGATACCGGTGCTCTGATTTGGAATCTAATCACATCGTTCTTTGTGGGCTTGGTGATGTTCATGCTTAAGCAAGCATCGGATGAGCAAAAGCGCATCCAGATACTACTTAACAGAACCCGGGAGGAGATTGCCCGTGATCACATCACTCGCGCAGAAGTTCGTGCTGACATGGAAAAGATTATCGAACGCTTTGACTCAGGCTTTGCAAGGCTTGAAGCAAAAATTGATGCCCTCGCTGAAAGGAAATGATGATGCAAAATGATCCCCGTAAAGGCCGTGGGCGCCATGGCGACACGAACTACAACCCTAACTACGATCTTGTACCCACCCAGAAAGAGAAGGGTGCTATGCAGCAAGAGCTAGAGGATGAGAAGCTAAGGAAGATGGACAAGCGTCCTAATCTTGGCAAGATGTTCAAGAACGGTGGCTACGTCAAAGCAGCCGATGGCTGTGCCAAACGTGGCAAGACCAAGGGAACAATGGTCGTCATGAAATAACTCCGCCACGTGGCGGAGTTTTCTGGAGTAGGCGTATGAAACGCAAAGTCCGTAAGTATGTAGAAGGCGGTTACGGGGATGTAAGCTCAGAAGATTACGGGATGGGATCTCGTGAGGAAATGATTGAGCGCAACATCGAGGAGAATGAACGGCGGCGCCAGATGGCGGAGTCATCGCCGGTACGCTCTCCAGAAGTCATACGTGCCACGACGGTTGAAGAGTTTGCCGAGCCTGGTACTGCTGGATTTTCAAGGACCGCTCTCAAATCAGCCGCCAAATCAGCCGCCAAGCCATCTCCTAAGCCTGCAACAAAACCCACTAGTCAGACTGCCAAACCCATGGGTCGTACAGCCATGGGCAAGACTGCTGAGCAAGAAATGGCTGCTATTGAAGCCGGGAAGAAACTTGCCGGCAAAGCAGATCTTGAGCGCAGAATGGCATATGACAAACCGTTAGAGCGCGTGACACCAGAGGCCAATCTTATTGGCGGGCCTGGATTGCGTGCATTACGTGCAGCAGGCGCAGGACTTGCAAGCAAAATAGCCCCGCAAGCAGCTAAGCCTCGTGTAGAACCAAAGATCCCGCAAGAAGCAGCAAAAGCAGCACCAAAGAAACCTGATGCCGATTATTACTACGGCGCTAAATCACCAAAAATGGCAGAGAAGCCTGGCGCTATGACAGCCAAACCGCCAAGTGGCGGAGAGGTAGCTAAAGGTAGTGAGACCAAAAGCGGTCAGCTTGCAAGGCGTGGCAAAGAGCTAGAGCAGCTTGAAATGCCAAAGCGCCGGTTGCCATATGAGAAGTATATGGGTGAAGCTGAGGTGGTAAAAAAACCTGTACAAAAGCTCACCGATCAAAGCCCCAAGCGGTTATCCAGTCCGCCACGAGGCGGCGGCAAGGATCCAAACGCACGTCGCCCGACTAGGGATGAATTAGATGAAATGCGTATGGGGTCAGATTACATGCGTAAGGGCGGGAAAGTAGGATCTGCATCTAGGCGTGCCGACGGTATTGCATCACGTGGCAAGACTCGCGGAAGATACATATGAAAGATAAAATTCGCACCGTCATGAAAGAGTTCAAGGAAGGTAAACTCAAGTCTTCCTCGGGCCAGAAAGTTACCAACCCCAAGCAAGCAATTGCAATCGGACTATCGGAGCAGAGAGCTATGAAAGGTTACAAAGCAGGCGGTGAGCCTAAAGCCATGGTCAAGAAAGAGGTCGCATTTATGAAAGCTAAGGGCGCACCCAAGTCTATGGTCAAGCATGAAATGGCTGAGATGAAGGGAATGAAAGCTGGCGGCATGACCAAGATGGGCGCCGTTAAAACAGCCGCACCAAGCCGCGATGGCGTTGCATCAAAGGGCAAGACCAAGGGCAAGATGATTAAGATGGCCAAGGGCGGTTGCTACTGATAAGCAACTATGGCGCTGCCCACACTCCCTTCGGACTGGGGCAGCTATGACGCTGCCCGGAAGATTGATTGGTTCAACGAGAAGGTTGTAACCATAGATGATCTTGTAGCAGCAGGCGTATCAAGGCCTGATGTAGATTGGATGATCCAGAATGGATTGCAACCTCTTTACCAGTTCTTTAGCATCAAGTGGAATCCAAATGCATCACTTGCTGAGAAGCAGGGTTACATTAAAACAGTCCTTGGCCAAGGCATAACCACTGATGCAATAAAAACCAGGCTCGGGGAGGTAGATCCTGTTAATGCAACGCAGGAAGTTTATGACCTGCTTGGCATACCAAAAACAACGGGCCCGACGCAGCAGGAAATAGACGCTGCATGGTATTACGATAGTGAATCCAAGCTTTGGGATAATTATTTAACCGGCGAGACATCGTCAACCAAGCCCGCTGCACTTACAACAACGCAGACAACAACGGCGCCGCCAGCTACTACTGCCGTAACCACAACGCCACCGCCAACCACAACTGCCGGGGTATTTAAGCCATTAGGCTTAGATCTAAAGGCAGGATGGATATACGAGCCTGAGTTTGATAAACCGTTCCAAAATCCACAGACCGGTCAGCAACTAACGGCGCAAGAATACGAAGCAAACATTATCCATCCCGGTGAAACCAAGTGGGAGGGTAAGTGGCTTAACGATCAAACTATTAGTTTCCTAAAGGGTCAGATTAATAGCGGTAAATCGCTATACAACCTGAACTTTCAAACACCAGGAAACTCAGATGCTTGGCATACAGACGATATTGCCAAGCGCCTAACTGCTTTAGGTATAACAAACCTAGATCAGATTGGTGTTGATCAAACAAAAGGGATTTACAACAAAGCAACCGGCAATCCTCTTGATACGTCAATCGTAGGCGGCAAGGGTGGAAACATCATTGGCTCCACAGGGGCTGGCGCCGGTTACTCTAACTACACCATCCAGACAGATGCTTTTGGTAGCCCAATAATTGTTCCCGAGTGGAACCAATCAAACTTTCTAGCCAAGAACCCGTTGTTAACCCAAGTGCTTGCCATGGGGGCATCGCTCTTGGTTCCAGGGATTGGCCAGGCTATAGCCCCTTATGTAAGTAGCGTTGTAGGAGCGGCGGCCGCACCGGCTGTATCAAACTTCTTGGTACGCACGGCAGTAAACACCATCTTTAATGGTGGCGATTTATCTAAAGCATTCTTAGGCTCCGCCACGGGTACGGCCCTGAATATGGTTACCGATGTGGTAGCCAACGAGTTAGCCAATAGCGGCATCATTAGCGGGGCCACGGCAGCAGAAAAGCTTGCAACGGCTAGGCTTTTTGCAGGTCCAATGACCAATGCAATCTATGCCATAGCGCAGGGTCAGGACCCGTTACCAACATTGCTTGGCGGCGCGGTTAACGCTGCGATATCAACAGGCATTAATGAAGTAGCAAACGCACAGAAGCTAGACCCAACATCAAAAGCGTTGCTACAGATTGGCGTATCCCAAGCGATTAATACGGCGCGTACAGGTAAATTCAACCCGGTAAGCCTGTTTAATCAGTTATTAAATCTTGGATTTAGCCAAGCGCAAGCAGGGAAGATGGCTGGTGGTGCAACACCGGATTCAGCCAAATCCAATACAGCCATAGGCGCAGTGGCGGTCGATAAGAACGGTGAGCTATACACAATTGATGATGACGGCAATCGTTTGATGCTGTCAGGCGATTCTGCCGGTCGTGTGTACACACCTACCGAATGGAACTCAATCCAAACGGCATTGAGTGCAGGTCAGGCGCAGTATGTTAATGGTCTTATCAATGCCATGAACAGTGGCACGATGAAGCCAGAAGACGTTACATCGGCGTTAAAGAACTCTGGCTATTCGGACGCTAAGGTTGCAGAGATTTTTGCTGCAAATCAACAATTTGTTGACCGAGCAAAAAACACGCAACAGGTAGTAACGGACTACACGGCGGTAGGAAGCGATCTATCCAGAGAGGGCGCCCTAGAAAGACTAAGATCACTTGGCTTTGATGAGGCAGATGCCAACACCTACATCTCCAATATTGATAAGCAAGTCACTGCTAGAAACAACTACGTTAATGTTTCTAGGGACTACATCAATGGAGCCGCCACGGAGTCGCAGTTGCAATCCGCCATGGATGCGGCTGGCATTAAGGGTGATTTAGCAAATCAACAGCTTCTGTATTACAGAGCAATAAAAGCAGGTGATGAATTAACTTCGTCCGAGGCCACGCAGGCTGCCGTAGCTGGGTTACGCTCATGGAATGTCATAGATCGCAAAGGTACTCAAGTATCTTGGGATCTTAATGATGACGGAACGCCGTATGTTAAAGCGGCTAGAGATGCGAGCGGGAAAGATATAACAGACTTGTTTTACGGATCAAGTCCGCAAGCCGTTCAAAAATATGCAATAGAAGACCAGCAAAGATACGTTGATAGATTTCAAAAGCAGTTAACAACGACGGCGGAAAAATACTTCGCGCCTGGTAGTAAAGTTACGCCCGATCAAGCCGTTGCGATGCTTAAGCAAACTGACGGCATGACTGATGCGATGGCCAAAGATCTTGTAGGAAGGTGGGATCAACAAAAAGAAGCGGTCGCAAAAAACGGCATAAGCTACAACCAAGAAACAGGAAAAACCACCAGGATACTGACGCCAGAAGAATTTGAGCGTGTCATGTCAAAAGCCAATGTTGACATGACTGGCGACAAATTTAACCAACGCTATCAAGCTTATTTGTACACCAATGGCGAGTTATTGCGCACAGGTAATGCGAAGGATGGGTTTGTTTTGCCGGGTGAAGTTGTAGAGGTATTTAACAAAGGTAAGAACATAACCCAGCTTCCAACAAATACTTTTATAGACGAGGTTGGCAAGGCTGTATCAGAGGGTATTAAGGCTGGACAATCTATTGGTTCACCGGCGCAAAATTTCATAAACTCTTTAAGCGCAAACTTTCTTGGCCTTTTCCCGCGAGCAGGGGCCGGTATAGTCTCCGTGGTATCCGGTGATGCTGCAAACGATGTTGCGGTAGCTCTTAGAGGTATTGCAAAAATAGCTTCAGATTCTTCAGACGCTTTGATGCCAGACCTTGCTTCTGAGGCAAACAAATGGATGGGGAAGATAAGCGAGGCTCAAGGCCCCGGAGCAAAACTTGGAGCTGCATGGCAATGGGCAAGTGACAGCCCAACGAGTTTTGGTAGCTTAGCTTGGACGGCAGGCAAAGAGCTTTCAGAGGATATGATTTCATTTGCCTTAATGGGCAAAGCATTAAAGACAATAGGCACGGCTCCTGGTGTTGCTCTTGGCTCTGCTTTAACAGATTTTGCACTGAATTACGGTGGGGTCACAGAAGAGAATATTTCTCAGCTTATTAACCAAGGATTAAGCTCTGAGCAGGCCGCTTCCCTTGCTGGCCAAGGGGCTATGCCAGCCGCCATTGCTGAAACAATAGTCGGAGGTATAGCAGCATTAGTACCATCAGCTAAGACGGCAATTAAAGATCTTATATCACTTCCGTATAAAGCAACGGTTGATGGTGTTGAAGAAGCCGCCTCGTATGTATTCAATCAAAAAGGCTTAGGACAAAGCATAGACCTAAATGATTTTTGGACATCGGGCGTTATTGCTGCAACCGTAGGCGGTGCTGGACATGGCGGGGCATCTTTGTCTGTTTTTCTTTCCCCGCAAGGTCAGGGGCAAGTTATCAAAGATGCAAGCGATCTTGGTCTATCCATAAGCCAAGATCCATTTTTAATACCAGAGACAGCAAGGGCAACCATAACATCTGTTATTGGAAATACGGCTGTTATGAAGGGACCATCCGGCCAGACGTATGTAGCAGATCTTGGAAATCAAAATATAACCGCTGGGCAGCAAGTAAATATTTATAGTCTTGATACAACGCCGGTTCAGATAACGCCGAGCGAAATGAAAGACTATTTGTCGCTTGTAAATCAGGCCTACCAAGGACAACTTGGAAGGAATCCAACGGCTGACGAAGTTGGTTTTGCAATAAAAGATCTTTCGGGCGTTGGCCAGTTGCAAGAAAAATTAAACGCAACACAGGAAGGCCAAAGATTCGATCAATTAGTCGAAACCTTCAATACAACGATTGGAAGAAATCCGACGGCAGAGGAAATAAAAGCCAATATAACAAGACTTGGCAACAATGAAATAACACTTAATCAACTTAAGCAAGAGCTAGCTAAGACCAATGAAGGTATCTTGTATGAGCAAAAGCAAATATTTAACGCTCAAACAGACGCTCAGATTGCAGCCAACGCAAAGTCATTACTAGACCAAGGAAAGATAACTTACGCAGACTTCAAGACTTTTATGGATAGCATGGGTCTTGCTTCTGACCGCCAGCTAAACGTACTGGACACGATCACACCAAGAGCAAATGTTGCCGGGACTGTTACGTCCATTATTGGTGACAATGCAGTAGTGACTGGCACCGATGGCCAGATGTACACCATGCTCCGTGTGGCGCCTAACAACTACCTTATGCAGGTTGGCGACCAGGTTAAGCTAGGCGTTTCCACGGTAAAGCCGACTGCAACGCCCACGGTTGAGGTGACCACCAAGATTGCGGACGTAATTGCTGCTAGCGTATCTAAGTCCACAAGCATCAGTCTTAGCCAGTCTGTATCAGAGGCCGCGGTAAGTACATCTATATCAAAGAGTCAGAGCCTATCTGTCTCTTACTCCCAGTCTCTGTCGTTATCTGCATCAACCTCGGTATCGGTATCCGAATCTCAATCAAAAAGCATCTCTCTTTCGCAGTCGGTATCAACGGTTGAGCTTGAAAAATCCATATCATTGAGCAAGAGCGTATCGACGTCAGTGTCTACCTCTGCGTCGCTATCGACATCCACGAGCCTATCTCAATCGGTAAGCGCATCTACGTCTACGTCTCAAAGCGTATCGGCTTCATTAAGCAAATCTATCTCTGTATCACAATCAATATCTACATCAGAGTCCATTTCAACTTCTACAAGCAAGTCACAGTCGCTAAGCGTTTCAGTTTCGTCCTCTGAGAGCGTATCAACATCAATTAGTAAATCTCTGTCTATCTCAGAGGCGCTATCTTTGTCCGCAAGCGTTAGCGAGCAAATGGAAAAAGACAGGCTTAAAGGACTGTCAATATCAGCCTCTGTGTCGGAATCGATATCTACGGCGGTGAGCGTATCAGAGTCAACTAGCAAATCAGTTTCGCTATCCCAAAGTATTTCAGCTTCAACAAGCACGTCACAATCGATCTCTAAATCAACATCGTTGTCGCAAAGTTTAAGCACATCTGTTTCACAAAGTGAATCAGTATCAAAATCAACAAGCCTTTCTACTTCACTTAGCAATTCAATATCAGCATCCATAAGCACTTCAGAGGCGGTTTCCAAATCAGTTTCTTTTTCACAAAGCGTTAGTTTGTCAACGTCTCAAAGCGAGTCGGTATCTAAAGCAACAAGCATTTCGGCTTCTGTAAGCGCATCGACCTCGGCATCAACATCACAAAGTATTAGTTTGTCGCAGGAAGTAAGCAAACAGATCGCAATATCGCAGAGCACATCGCAAAGCATAGCCCTGTCGCAAAGCCTCTCTCAATCGCAGGCGGTATCGGTTTCTGCGTCCGTTTCAGAGTCTGTATCTAAGTCAGTCAGCACATCGCTTTCACTCAGCCAGTCAACATCTGCCGCGCTAAGCACATCTGTATCCCAAAGCCTTATCCTCAGTCAAAAAATGAGCGAAGATATTGTTCGTGGCCTATCAATATCCGCATCGCTAAGCGCGTCCGAATCAGTCTCTCAATCAGTATCGAGATTGGTCTCTGCTTCTATTAGCACAAGCCAATCCGCTTCAACGTCGCTATCTCTTTCCGAGTCAATTTCAAAAGCAACGCAACTATCTATCTCTAATAGCTTGAGTGCTTCTACTTCTGTCAGTCAGTCACAGTCATTATCTGCTTCACAGTCTGTGTCAAAAGCTCTATCTCAAAGCGTAAGTCAATCGCTTTCTTTAAGCGAGTCAGTCGCTCAAAGCATTAGCCAGTCATTATCACTATCAGCTCTCCAGTCACAGTCATTAAGTGTTAGCGAACAAATTGAGAGAGATAGGGCGGTTGGTATATCAATTTCCAATTCATTAAGTCAATCAGTATCGTTAGAGGCTAGCAAGTCACAGTCAATTTCAATTAGCACATCGACCCAGCAGTCAATCAGCAACTCGGTGTCTTTGTCAGAAAGCGTTTCAATATCAACATATTTAAGCCAAGAAGTTTCGAGGCAGACATCGCTTAGTCAATCCCTTAGCACGGCAAATAGCTTGTCATTGAGCTTGTCACAAAGCCAATCGCTAAGCCAAAGCCTGTCACAGACACAGACTGTTTCTATTACCCCTTCAATTACACAGACGGTTTCGGTTACGGAAACCATTTCACCAACGGCAACGGTAGCCCCGTCAGTCACTGAATCAATCACTCAGACGGTTACGCAATCGGTCACTGAATCAATTACTGAGGTAGTCACACAAAGCCTTACTGAGACACTGACGCCAAGCATTACCGCAACGATCACTCAGTTGCCAACATTAGCGCCAACAATTACAGCTTCAGCAACCATTACTCCAAGTATTTCTGTAACGGAGACATTTACGCAAACGCCATCGCTAACGATGGTTATCACGACCACATCGTTGCCGCCTGTAACGACAACGATTACCATCCCTCTGGTAACGACTACGGAGCCTGTAACCACGGAGCAAGTAACGACGATTACCATACCTCCGGTTACGCCTCCTCCAACTTCAGGAACGATACCCCCTGTAACGACGCCAGCGATTAGCATCCCCGAGCAAACAACAACCGCGCCAGTGACCACATTACCAGTCACAACGGCGCCGGTTATATCAGCAACAACAACATCAAAGCCACCGACGACTACATCAAAGCCTGGTGGTTTGCCTTTCCCAGTATTTGGTATTCCAGCCGCCACCGGGCAGCAGAAAACTTACGTTGATTACGCACAGCCCAACGTGCTAGCACCAGAGTTTGGGCCATTTGATTTATTCAAGGCGCCCAGCTACTTGCGTCCTTTGCAAGATACTGGCAACTTTGGGTTAGCCGCACTATTAGGAGCCGCAAATGCGAAGCAGTCGGGGGATGGGAATAATCAATCCCAGCAAAATGCCGAAGGCCAAGGTCAAGCCCCGAAGGGATGACACGGACTTTACGCAATACGCGGAGGGAGGCAAGGTGAATGAAGCTGGTAATTACACCAAGCCAACCATGCGTAAAAAACTTTTTAATCAGATTAAGAGCGCCGCTGTTCAAGGTACCGGCGCTGGAAAATGGTCAGCCAGAAAAGCACAGCTCTTGGCTAAGCGTTACAAAGAGCGTGGCGGCGGGTATACTTCATGAAAGCACCGCAACAATCATTAAAAGCTTGGACGGAACAAAAGTGGCGAACCCGAAGCGGTAAGCGTTCGTCTGATACAGGTGAGAGGTATTTACCAGAAGCTGCAATAAAATCGTTATCGCCACAGGAGTATGCTGCTACAACCAGAGCCAAGCGAGAAGGTAAGGCAAAAGGAAAGCAATTTGTAGCGCAGCCTAAAGCAATAGCCAAAAAGGTTGCACCGTTTCGGAAGGTAGGAAAATGACTACGTCAGGCACAACTTCATTCAATCCTAACTTAAACGAATGTGTTGAAGAGGCATACGAAAGGTGTGGTCGTGAATTACGTTCGGGCTACGATCTGAGGACCGCCCGTAGGTCGCTTAATCTTTTGCTCACGGAGTGGTCTAACCGCGGGGTAAATCTATGGACCATGGAGCAGGGTGCAATACAGCTCTATGCCAATCAAATTACTTACCCTTTACCGATTAATACGGTTGACCTGGTGGAAACCATCATCCGCACAGGAGAGGGGCAGAACCAGACGGATATTAATATCAGCCGGATTTCGGTAAGTACATACTCCACCATACCAAATAAGCTAGCCACGGGCAGGCCTATTCAAATTTACATAGACCGACAGGGTGGACAGACCTATGTTTTCACAGGCACGTTGGCCGCTAATATCACATCCTCTGCTACGACAATACCGATGTCTAGCCTCGCAGGGATACCATATGCAGGATATGCAAACATTGGATCGGAGACGGTTTATTACTACGGTACTTCAACCCAAGCCGAGAATGTGGCAACGGGCACTTCAGCTTATGCAACGCTAGACAATGTTGTCCGCGGGCAGAACAACACAACGGCTGCTGCTCATTCTTCAGGCGCAACGGTAAGCAATACCAAGTTTCCTAATGTAACGGTATGGCCAGCCCCGGATCAGGGTTCCATCTCTACGCCTTATTACACACTGGTTTACTGGCGGATGCGTAGGATGCAAGACGCAGGGAATGGTGTGAACGTGGAGGACATTCCCTATCGATTCCAAGAGGCACTTATATCAGGGCTTGCATATAAGCTGTCTATGAAAGTAGAGGGCGGCTTGGAGAGGATGGCCATGCTAAAGGCTCAGTATGATGAGTCATGGGATCTGGCGGCAGGCGAAGATCGCGAGAAAGCGCCTATCAGGTTTGTGCCAAGGCAGTCATTCTTGGGCGTGAACTTCTAAATGCCTAATCAGTTTGCCAGTGGAAAGTTTGCTATCGCCCAGTGCGATAGGTGTAATTTTCGCTATAAACTAAAGCAGCTCAAGGTGCTTACAATTAAAACCAAGAATGTTAATATCTTGGTATGCCCAGAATGTTGGGAACCTGATCAGCCGCAGTTGCAGCTTGGCATGTTTCCCATTTCCGATCCGCAGGCCGTAAGGAATCCACGTCCCGATTCCAACTCGTATTACCAGTCAGGCTATAACGGGATGCAGACCAACTACACGATAGGGACAGACCCTTTATATACGGGCGTTCCGCTTGAAGGAAGCCGGGTTATAGAATGGGGCTTCAATCCAGTTGGTGGCGCAAGATCTTTTGATTATGGCATGACCCCCAATCACTTGGTGGGGCAGGCCCTGTTAAACAGTGTATCAGCCTCCTAGGAGCAAGTGATGAAAGATGATATCAAGCAAGACAAAAAGACAGCCGCCGCTGCGGTGCATAAGCATGAAAAAGCAATGCACCCTGGTAAGCCATTGACCAAGATGCGTAAGGGCGGCCCTACATCAGAAATGATGAAGAAGATGGGACGCAATCTTGCACGCGCACGTAATCAGGGGTAAGTTATGGCCAAGTATTCAATGAAGCAGGGCGGCAAAGAAGTCGGTCCTGCATCGGTATACGCTGAACCGCATACCATGGCGGGCGCAAAAGTTGTTGCATCGCCAAACCCCGGCAAAGAGATGCCCTATAACATGGTGAAGGATTGGCAACCGACCCATGGTGTAGCCATGAACCCCAATAGTCAAGTGAAGACTTCTGGTATTAAGATGCGTGGTGCCGGGGCTGCGACCAAAGGTACGATGTGCCGGGGTCCAATGGCTTAAGGAGCCAACATGAACTGGGGCCAGCTTAAGACTGCGATACAAGATTATTGCGAAACGACGTTTGAGACGGTAACGCTCCAGACGTTTGCCAAGCAGGCAGAGCAACGAATCTTCAATTCCATTCAGTTTCCGTCGCTACGGAAAAACGTAGTTGGAACCTGCACGATTAATAATCGGTATCTTCAGGCGCCCACGGATTTTCTTGCACCCTATTCACTGGCGGTTATTGATGCAGGCGGCGCTTACAAGTATCTGCTTAACAAAGATGTGAACTTTATTCGTGAGGCGTTCCCAGCGCCCACGGGTTCTGGCAATACAGGCGAGCCTTATTGCTATGCAATCTTTGGACCTGATTCGACCGATGAGAAAGAGTGGGTGTTTTTACTTGGGCCAACGCCTGACGCTGCATACAGTGTAGAGCTGCATTACTTCTACTATCCAACATCGATTGCGGCAACAGATACAGATGCCAATACGACGTGGCTTAGTGATAACTTTGATTCAGTGCTTTTGTATGGCTGCCTGGTAGAGGCTTACACCTTCCTGAAGGGTGAGCCAGACATGATTCAAAACATCACAGGTAGATACAAAGAAGCACTTGCTCTTGCTAAGCGTCTTGGTGACGGCCTTGACCGCCAGGATGCATATCGTTCTGGGCAGGTTCGGGATAAGGTGGTGTAATGGCAATCATTCAAACCCTGACAACAAGCTTCAAAGTAGAGCTGGCTCAGGGCTTGCATAACTTCACTGCGAGTACTGGCGATGTCTTTAAGATGGCCCTCTACACAGCCAACGCTGATCTTGGTGCCTCGACGACTGCTTACACAGCAGCGGGTGAATCCAGTGGAACCAATTACACGGCCGGCGGGATTGCACTCACAAACATCACGCCAACCTTTCAAGGAACTACTGCTTACTGGACGTTTGATACCGCCACATTCACCAACGTGACTTTGACGACAAATGGCGCATTGATATACAACTTTACCAATGGAAATCGATCTGTAGCGGTATTAAACTTTGGGGTGAATATCACAAAATCGGGACAGGATTTGGTGATTACATTTCCGGCGGCAGATGCAACCAATGCAGTTTTAAGGATTGCTTGATATGTGGACGCAAATTACCACGACGCAGGTAGCTAGCTGGGGCGGTATCACACCCGGTGTTACGACAACTTGGACGCAGGTGGTAACGACATGACCGTTAATTACACAACCCTACTTAAGCTAGCCCAGCCCGTAAACGGGACGGAAGATGGTACGTGGGGCACCACGGTTAATGATGCGCTCACTGCGCCAGTTGATGTTGCTATTGGCGGCTCGATATCCATCGATGTCACGGGCGGTAATGTCACATTAAGTAACGGAGATGGTTCGGCTAGTAACGAGGCGCGTTATGCCGTGCTTTTAATAACTGGTACGCCAGGAGTTAGCCGAAATGTTGTAGCGCCAGGCGGATCAGCAAGCCGTAGTTGGTATATCGTAAAGAATGGTTCTGATGCTGCAATTGTTGTTAAAGCTTCCGCGACCACAGGTGTAACGATTACATCAGGCTCTGAGGCGGTCATTTATTGGAACGGATCCGACTATGTAGCAAGTGGTGTTATTGGGCCAGCTTCTTCAACAGACAACGCGGTTGCAAGATTCGATGGAACCACAGGTAAGGTTATCCAAAACTCTGCGGTAACCATCGCGGATACTACGGGCGATATCACAGGCGGTAAGTACAACAAGGTAACAGTCACTGCTCCAGCAACCGGTTCGACGCTTACGATAGCTGATGGAAAGACGTTCACTGCAAGCAATACGGTAACGCTCTCTGGAACAGATGGTTCCACCATGGCTTTTGGCGCTGGTGGTACGGTAGCCTATACGTCAGATAAGCTATCTGCGTTTGCGTCAACCACTTCAGCAGAATTGCGTGGAGTCATATCAGATGAAACAGGCACGGGCTCACTAGTATTTGCAACGAGTCCGACACTTGTTACGCCAATACTTGGAACGCCAACATCCGTAACGCTCACAAATGCCACGGGATTACCCTTGTCTACCGGCGTCACCGGTACGCTCCCTTATGGTAATGGCGGTACAGGATTAAGTTCACTTGGGTCTGCGCTTCAGGTTCTGCGCGTTAACTCTGGTGCTACGGCGCTGGAATACGCAACTATCAGCGCAGGCGACGTATCTGGACCAAGTTCGTCTACCGATGGTCAGATTGCATTATTTGATGGAACTACTGGCAAGCTTATTAAAGCAGCTACAACCACAGGTCTTGTGAAGGCCACGTCAGGTGTTCTAGCAGCAGCGGTAAGCAGCACGGATTACGCACCTGCAACGACCGGTACGAGCGCCCAGCTTTTAGCCAATAACGGTAGTGGTGGTTTCAGTAATGTCACAGTTGGTTCTGGGTTAACACTCTCTGCTGGCACGTTATCCGCATCGGGTGGTAGTGGAACCGTGACACAGGTGGCGCAGACGTTTACCGGTGGTTTGATTTCGGTGGCCGGATCGCCAATTACATCATCCGGCACGCTAGCGTTGAGTGTTGCAGGAACATCCGGTGGTTTGGTTTATTTCTCTGGGTCATCAACCTGGGCAAGCTCTGGCGTATTGGCCGCAAATGCTCTTATGGTTGGTGGCGGAGCCGGGTCGGCTCCAAGCACGGTAACAACAGGGACGGGCGTTGTAACGGCTCTTGGTGTAAATACTGGATCCGCTGGGGCATTTGTTGTTAATGGTGGTGCTCTAGGTACACCAAGTTCAGGTGCGGTAACTAACCTTACTGGCACGGCTTCAATCAATATTAACGGTACGGTAGGAGCAACAACACCGACAACAGGGGCGTTTACGACGCTTTCCGCCTCTTCGACTACGACGTTATCCGGCCTTACAGCAAGTACCGCGTTAGCTTTAGATGCAAGCAAAAACATTGTTAGCGTTACTAACACAGGTACGGGTAATAATGTTTTGGCTACATCGCCGGTACTTACAACGCCAAACCTTGGCACTCCATCAGCGGTTACGCTTACTAACGCCACGGGGCTTCCGTTATCTACTGGCGTTACCGGTAATCTGCCAGTTACCAACCTTAATTCAGGAACCGGTGCGTCATCAACGACGTTTTGGCGCGGTGATGGCACATGGGCTACGCCTGCCGGCGGTGGCGGCACACCCGGCGGGTCTGATACTCAAATTCAATTTAATAGTTCAGGGTCGTTTGGTGGCAGCGCAAACTTTACATGGGATGGTACGAACGTACAGATTGGCGCGACAGGAGCCTTACGTTTTGCTGATACAGATTCGAGTAATTATGTTGCTTTCAAATCACCGGGTACGGTAGCTACCAATGTAACTTGGACGTTGCCAAGTGCCGATGGGTCAAACGGCCAGTTTTTGAAAACAAATGGATCTGGAACCCTTTCTTGGGCAACGGCTAGCGGAGGTGGTTCAAGCACTGGAGGCAACATTTATATGGCTAACACTTACGGAGCTTTTTAATCATGGCTGTTACAGCAACCCCAATTTTTGTACAAACGCCAAATGTTGGCGCGTTGAATGCTGTTCTTTCAACAGCAATGACAAACACTAAAGCATTTGATGGAACTGAGACTGCTGGAACAGGAATGGTCTTATGCTTCACGGCAGGTGCGGATGGCGCAAGGATAGATCAGATTAATTGCAGGCTCGCTTCTACAAATGGAGCAACCGCATCGGGAACAAGCAATGCGACCGTGGTAAGGTTTTGGCTCAATAACGGCTCTGCAAATACAACGGCTGGAAACAATATCTTCATTGGTGAGGTTGCAATTCCTGCTACAGCAGTCACTGCTTTAGGAACGTCAGCGTTAACTGTTTATCCGTTCTCTATAGCAACGGGTGGATTGAACATTCCAGCTACTTATCGTGTGTACGCAGGTCTTACGGTGGCCGCAGGTGGCACTAACATTGGTATAGCTGTATCGGCTCTCGGAGGGAATTACTAATGAACTCATTGCAGCCATCGGCGTTTAACCTTGCGCCACCGCCGACGCTGCAATGGCAGCCGGTACAAATAAATAATTTTTACGCCGTAGCTGGAAGAGCCTACCCAGTCAATACGACAAGCGGAGTAATTACAGCAACGCTGCCACTTGATCCTTCTCCTGGCGACTTGGTCACTTTTACTGATTATGCTGGAACCTTTGCTACGAATGGGTTATCCATCAATCCAAACGGGTCAAAAATAAATGGCGCAGCAACTCTTTTTAGCGTTGTTGGGAAAAGGCAGTCTGTACAAATTGTTTACACAGACGAAACACAAGGCTGGATAACATATGCAGCCGTATCCTCAGAAGTTCTTTTTGGTCCTCCTGCCACGGTAGAAGTTCTGGTTGTTGCTGGCGGCGCATCTGGTGGTACTTCATACGGCGCTGGCGGCGGCGCTGGTGGCTATCGAACAAACTCATCTTTCTCAGTTGCCGCTGGAACAAGCTATACCGTTACCGTTGGTGGTGGCGGCGCAGCGAGAACATCCGGCTCCGCTCAAGGGGCCAATGGCTCAGATTCCGTTTTTAGTACCATTACATCTTCTGGCGGTGGCGGTGGCGGGCCAGTCAATAATAACGGATCAAATGGAGGCTCAGGCGGCGGTGGGGGTGGCTGGATTAGCGCTCCTGCTGGAGCTGGCGGATCAGGAAATACACCTTCCACATCACCAAGCCAAGGTAATAATGGGGGCGCTGGATTTACTGGTGGTGGGAATCGTGGTGCTGGTGGTGGTGGTGGCGCTGGGGCTGTTGGAACTGCTGGTAATACAACGTCAGGTGGAGCAGGAGGTAATGGATCGGCCAACTCAATAACAGGTCCTTCTGTCACTTATGCAGGTGGCGGAGGCGGTGGAAATATTGGCTCTGGAAATCCTGCGTCTGGTGGAACAGGGGGTGGTGGAACAGGAGGCGGAACCGGAACATCGGGTACAGCAGGTACTGCTAACTTAGGCGGTGGCGGTGGTGGAACAGGTGATATTTCCGGCGGAAGCGCGAGTGGTGCTGGTGGTAGTGGTGTAGTAATTATTGCCTATCAAAGTTCCTTTGCTAATTTAACATCAATAGGCGCAGGGCTGACTTATTCGCTTGATACCTCAACACGCTCTGGATACAAAGTTTATAAGTTTACTGCCGGAACTGGCACGATCTCATGGTAACTCACGGTCTTTTTGCTCAACCCGTAAGCATGTTTGAACGTCAAATTACTGACGAGGAAAAAGCATTGATTATGGGCTTAGACACAAGGCCAAATATGGGGAACATGACATCAACAGATAATTTCGTTTTACGTCGCACCGGCCTTACTGATTTACGATCATGGATTGAGGATTGTATTGCTGAATATTTCAAAGCAACTGTCAATCCGAGACATGATGTAAGTTTGAGAGTCACGCAAAGCTGGGTGAACTATAGCGACCAAGGTCAATACCACCACAAACATGCTCATCCTAATTCGTTGGTTTCTGGCGTGTTTTACGTGCAAACAAATCCTGATGACCGCATCTATTTTTATCGCGCAGGCTATCAGCAAATCAAACTGCCTACATTGGAGTGGAATACATGGAACTCTGAAAGCTGGTGGTTTGAGGCTATTACGGGGCGATTGATTTTATTCCCTTCAAGTCTTGAACATATGGTTCCAACGGTTGAGGGTGAACAGACTAGAGTTTCTCTATCGTTCAATACGTTTCCGGTTGGCATGGTGGGCGAGGAAATGGATTTAACTGGGCTAAGGCTGGAGGCATAAATGGCTCATTACGCATTGTTAGATAAAAACGGAATTGTCGTTCAAGTCATTACTGGCAAAGACGAGAACGAAGGTATTTATGATTGGGAGCAATGGTATTCAGCCGAAACAAGACTGACTGCTAAACGCACTAGCTACAACACTTATGGCGGCATCCACCGTCTCGGTGGCGTACCTTTCAGAAAAAATTATGCTGCTATTGGAGATAAATACGATGCAGAGCGTGATGCTTTTGTTTCTCCACAACCCTATCCTTCTTGGCTTCTCAATGAACAAACTTGCGTATGGGAGCCACCAGTAGCGATGCCTGATGATGGCAAGCTGTATCAGTGGGATGAAGCAACAACAAGCTGGGTGGAAGTAAATGCCTGATCAAATCATCAAACTAGAACTTACCATCCAAGAGGTTAACCATCTGCTTTCGCTTATGGGTAACTTACCTTTTGTACAGGTTGCTCATTTGATAGCTAAGATTAAAGAGCAAGGCGAGCCCCAAGTAACACAGGAAATTAGTGAGCCCTAGCCGTGGACGACAAAACCCACGAACTAGCGGTTCTTAAAGCACAAGCCAAGATCAGGCTTGAAGAGCTTAAAGCACAAGACTCGGCCAAAGAAGTAGCAGGCAAAGCCATCGGTGAAGATGGCTTACTGTATATCTTCCTAATCGTGCTTGTGGGTGTTGGCGCATCGTTATTCCTTGAAGGTGAAAAGATTGCTGCTGTCATGGGTTTGCTCGGTGCATCACTGACTGCACTCATTCAAATGCTAAACGGTATTGCTGGCACTGCTGCGAAACAGGAAAGGCCAGAGTTTGAGGTCATCAAAGATTTGATCCACCGTCTTGACAAGCTAGACCGTGCCGAGCAACCCATGCAAGTGGACGTTGAAGGAAGCAAAGTCACGGTCAAAAAAGGCGCAGATCAAATTACCGCAAAGGGGTAATCATGCTCTCACTTCTCTCCACCCTTGGTGGGTTGCTGATCTCAGGCTTGCCAAAGCTACTTGATTACTTCCAAAACAAAGCCGACCAAGCCCATGAGCTTGAACTTGCAAGGATGCAGTCAGAGCGTGAACTCGCGCTTGCTAAGGAAGGTTACATTGCCCAGCAGCGTGTGGAAGAGATCCGCACCGACCAGATCGCTATGCAAACTGACGCTCAAATGACAGTTGCAGCACTGGATCACGACAAGCAGATTATTGAGAAGTCTAGCAAGTGGGTGGTGAATTACATTGGTACGGTGCGGCCTAACGTCACTTACTTGCTCATCTTGGAACTCATTGCTATCAACGCTGTGCTTGCGTATTACGTTTGGCAGCACCCGCACCTTGTGCAGAACATTGACGATCTGATCCGAGTCAGCGCCATTATCTTTTCCGACGATGAGATGGCAATGCTTGGCGGCATCATTGGATTTTGGTTCGGCTCCCGTAGTTGGCAGAAAAAATGAAGACCGGGCAGGCTGGCATTGACTTGATGCACAGTTTTGAAGGTAAGAGTCTTAAACCTTATTTATGCCCTGCTCATATTTGGACGATTGGTTACGGCCACGTTTTATACCAAGATCAGATCAAGTTACCTGTATTGAGGAAAGATGGCTATACCGGCATCCTTCGCAAGGACTACCCGCTCGCAGCCCAAGATAATCGCGCTTGGACGCAAGAGGAGATTGATCGCCTTTTTGAGGATGATCTCGTCCGTTTTGAACGCAGTGTTCTTAGAATGTCTCCTAATCTTGCTGGCCGTCAGTCAAGCTTCGACGCTGTGGTCAGTTTTGCGTTCAACGCTGGACCTGGGCGTTATCAAAGCTCTACGATAAGAATGAAGAACAATCGCGGTGACTATGAAGGCGCAGCAGAAGCGTTTATGATGTGGACTATGGGCGGCGGCAAAGTGTTACCGGGATTGGTGCGCCGCCGCAGAGCTGAAAAAGCGTTGTACCTACGGGGTGAATTTAAATGAGTCCTTTGCGTTTGTCCCAGTACGCTTTCTTGGCCGCAGCTAATTTAGCGCGGTATTCAGGTGTATCAAAAGCAGCGCGTTTAGCCGCATACTCAGGTGAAGCCATCGTTGCCTTAAGGCGTTCTTTACGTTGGGCTAGAGCTACTGGGTCGGACATTTTTTCTCTGCGTTTGCCTTGTGCGTCTCGGATACCTTCAATCCGTTTGGCATCGAACTCGGGGTCTTTGCCGTTGCGCTCTCCCCAAGACTTCATGTGTTCATTCTTTAATAAATTTGCACGCAACACTTCTTTTGTTGACTCTGTGAGATCTCGTGTTTTACCAACTCTTGGGTCTATGGTTGCAGTTCGGTACTCAGGTGTTTTCCAAAGATCAACAAGTTTTTGTTTTGTTTCGTCACTGGTTTTATGAAACTCACCACCAGCAGATATATTGGTCAAAGTACCGCCGTCCCTGATGCGGCCAAACTTTGCTATGAACATTTGCTCCATGGACTTAGCTTCATCGGCGTTTGCAACAGTATGTATTTCAACAACAACCGAATCAGCTCCAAGATCAGCAAGTTTTTGCAAACATCCTTTGTTGCGATGGCACTTTGCCTTGGGGTTAGTCCTTCCAAGGGTGCTACCCATGCCAACATAAAAAGGGACGCCATTTGGGTCTTTCCAAATATAAACGTACATGGTGTTCTCCGTGTTAAGGTAGGAGAATTTTAGCATGCCATTGCAAAAAATACTTGCAAAACCAGGATGCAATCGCGAAAACACGAGATACACCAACGAAGGTGGGTGGTACTCATCAGATAAGGTGCGTTTTCGCCAAGGAACGCCAGAAAAGATTGGCGGGTGGGCGCGTATCTCTGTCAATACTTTCCTTGGAACATGCCGATCATTATGGAACTGGGTGACTCTGACAGCCAACAATCTGATGGGCGTTGGAACCAGTGACAAATACTATATAGAGAGCGGTGGCGCATACAATGACATAACGCCGTTGCGGCAATATAACTACACGGCCACGCTGACCAATCCTTTTAGTACAACGAGTGGCGATGCAACTGTGTCGGTGAGTGACACGGCGCATGGTGCAACGGCAGGCGATCTTGTTTATTTTTCCGGTGCCACCACGGTAGGCGGCATTCCGGCGGCTGAACTAAATACACGTCATGTCATTACGTCCATTACTGACGCAAACACGTATGTAATTACTGTCACTACAACGGCATCGAGTACAGCCTCTGGCGGAGGAACGGTTACCGCCGAGTATTACATTGATGCTGTATTGCTTGGGAACAATCCTTTTGCAACGACAAACGGATCTACCACGGTTACCGTCACTGCTGCTACACATGGCGGACAGACAGGCGACTACGTTACGTTTTCAGGTGCGACAACAGTTGCCGGACTGGATCTGAATAACGAATACAAGATTACAGTAACCAATGCAAGCGCCTATACCATCACTGCTGCAACGGCCGCCAATGCCACAACCAGCGGCGGCGGGTCTTCCGTCAGGGCTGAGTATCAAATAACCATCGGCCCCGCCTCTCAAGTGGCGCAAGTTGGCTGGGGCGCAGGCGGGTGGGGTTCTGGCCTTTGGGGTGGTGTTGGTGTTTTTGTGCCAGATGCTATGCGCCTTTGGTCGGCTATGAATTTTGGAGAGGATTTGGTATTTGGTCCTCGTGGCGGTGGCGTCTATTACTGGGATGCAACCAATGGATTGCCAACACGTGGCGTCAATATTGAAACGCTACCAGGCGCATTAGACACGCCGGTAATTCAAAACCTAGTTTTTGTTTCAGATATTTATCGGTTTGTGTTTTGCTTTGGCGCAAATGATACTGGTACTACGACACAAGATCCTATGCTCATACGCTGGGCTGACCAGGAGTCTGTAACAGATTGGCTCCCATCTGCCGCCAATCAGGCTGGATCGCTGCGCCTTTCTCATGGGTCAAAGATTATTGCTGTCGCACAAACACGCCAAGAGATCTTGGTATGGACGGACACGGCGCTTTATTCCTTGCAATACCTAGGCGCTCCTCTTGTATGGGGTGCTCAATTGCTGGGCGACAACATCTCCATTGTTGGCCCTAATGCAGTATCGGTCGCTACGGGCATAGCCTTCTGGATGGGTGTTGATAAGTTTTATATGTATGACGGACGGGTGCAAACGCTTCAATGCGACCTGCGTAAATACGTTTACCAAGATATAAATTCCACGCAGTATCTCCAATACTTCTCTGGCACCAACGAGGGGTTCAATGAGATATGGTGGTTTTACGCATCGGCTAGCAGCAACGATATTGATAGGTACGTTGTCTACAATTACCTTGAGCGTATTTGGTATTACGGCACTATGGCCAGGACCGCTTGGGTAGATGCTGGGTTGCGTGATTATCCAGTGGCCGCTACCTACAGCAACAACTTGGTAAATCATGAGTATGGTAACGACGATAATGTTACTGGAGAGCCGCAAGCAATTAATGCTTACATAGAATCAGCAGAGTTTGATATTCAAGACGGCCACAATATTGGTTTCGTATGGCGCGTTCTGCCGGATATTACGTTCAGCGGAACCAGCCAATCTAATCCAAATCCAGCGGTAACCATGACGCTTATCCCGATGATGAACTCAGGATCTGGATATAACAGTCCGCAGTCTCTTGGTGGATCAAGCTCGGCGGCGGTTGCTCGCACAACGACGACCAACATAGAGCAGTTTACTGGGCAGGTGTATGTAAGGGTGCGTGGCCGCCAGTTAATCTTTAAGGTTGAGTCAACAGACCTTGGCAGTGCATGGCAACTTGGATCTCCGCGGTTCGATATCCGTGGGGACGGTAGAGCTACCGGGAGAGGTGCGTGATTTATTTAGATAGTCCGCAGCCGCCAAACCTGCCATATGCTCCGCAGCAATGGAGCCCTCAATATCAAGAGCAGTTGAATAACGCGCTACGTCTTTACTTCAATAGACTAAGCAATGCGACGCAGTTTTTGCTGGGGCCTGATGGCGGCAGGTTTATGAGCAATCCGTTTGGTGCATGGTCAAGCGACTCTGATCAGACTGCTAGTAGTACGACTGTTGCGTATGCGATTACGTTTGATGTAACGGATGTGGCAGACAGCGTTTACCTTGCTAATAGCTCTCAGATGACTGCCACGTATCCTGGGGTCTACAATTTGCAATTTAGTATTCAGTTTGCAAATACAGACACACAGATACATGATGTGGATGTATGGGCGGCTATAAATGGCTCTAACCTGTCGAATTCCAATTCTCGCTTCTCCGTGCCAAATAGCCATGGCGGGGTCGATGGCCACACAATTGCTGCTTTAAATCTTTTCCTTACTATGCAATCGGGTGATTATGTGGAGCTTTATTGGTGTACCGACAATACGGGTGTACGTATTGAGCACATAGCGGCGGCTTCATCACCAACCAGGCCTGCGACGCCATCAGTGATAGCGACTATGGCCTTTGTTTCATCAGTACCGGAGTAAATCATGGCGGATGATATCTACAGCGACTACGACCTAGAAAACACAAGCGATCCGTACGGTACTGGTAGCACGGATTATGGTGGCTTGGATATAGGAACCACGTCAGGTGGTGGTACTAACTGGTCATCCATATTTGGTGGCGATAATATCCTCACCAGATTCTTGTCAGGGAATGCTACTGGTGGCGATAAGGCGCTAGCAACACTTGGTTTCGGAATAGCATCACTTGTTTCTGCGCTAAGAAACAAACCGCCGGCAGTGAAGATGCCCGTCTACAAAGAAGCCCCGGTATATAACCGCGCTCTTACTGCGCCCATGCTTCCCCCGCAGCCGGCCCCACAGAAGTCTGCTTCTGGGCAAAACATCTACCAGCCCATGGTTGGGTTGCCATTGTTCTTTAACCCCAATCCTTTCCAGTTCAATCCTACGGAAGCTGCGAAACGATACGGCCCTACACAGCAAGAAATCGCAGCAGGTCAACAAGGTTATTCACAGGGACTTGAGCGTTTATATCAGTCATTAGGTACGCAGCCTGGTATTGCTTTTGACTCTGGCGCAGCGACCGGTAATACAACTACCGGAGGAACGGACACTTCCGGCGGCGGCTTGGCAGGCGGGGGCTCTATAGACGATATATTGGTTGGTTATGCTGAGGGCGGTGATGTTGCGGAGGGAAGGTATTTACGTGGTGCAGGCGACGGTATGTCTGATGACATCCATGCATTTATTGATGGCGGATCTACCGGTGAGCATCAGCCTGCGCGTCTTGCACGCAATGAGTTTGTGATACCTGCTGATGTGGTATCAGATCTTGGTAATGGTTCATCCGATGCTGGGGCAGAAGCGTTGTACGAAATGATGGAGCGTGTACGCAAAGCCAGGCATGGAACGGATAAGCAGCCGCCTGCGGTTAAACCAAGTAAGGTGATGCCTGCATGACACCTTTTGATCAAGAGTGGAATAGGTGTAGCCAGTGGCTACAGGCCGCGCTTGATCATGCAGGGAACTTGTTTTCGTTAGATGATGTAAAGGCTGCTGTACTAAGGGGTGAGGCGATCTTCCTGCCGGGTTTAGACGCAGCGGTTATTGCAGAGATTCGGGTCTACCCGCAGAAAAAGATTTACAACTGCTGGCTTGCTGGCGGTAGCTTAGAGGAACTCAAGCTTGCCTTTGCGCCTGCTGTACGCTGGTATGCAAAGAAGGCTGGATGTGATGCAATTACGATCCAAGGACGACCCGGTTGGCGGCGTGTATTTAACATGCGTGAGCGGGGCGTAGTCTTAACTGAAGAGGTGGTCAAATGAGCCTGGGCGGACCTTCAACAACTGTTACGCAAAGCGCACCAGAGTATCAACTTCCGTATATCTCTGACCTGTATCGCATGGGTCAGCAGATTGCCTATACACCCTATACGCCATACACGGCGCCAAGGACAGCCGAGACATCCGGCTTGTACCAGCAAGGCGTTGAAGCTGCACAGCAAACCGCCATGGCGCCCGGCATTCTTGGCAACATCAATGTAGGTGGCCAGAACGTCGGTGTCATGCAGGCTTACATGAATCCTTACCAACAAGCGGTAACGGATGTGGCCAAGCAGGCGGCAGTGCGCGACTATCAGACGGGTCTTACTAACTTACGTAGTCAGGCTGCATCACGTGGTGCGTTTGGCGGTTCTCGCCAGGCGATCATGGAATCAGAGGCCATGCGTAATTTAGGTACACAACTTGGCAATATTCAAATGCAGGGATCTGCCGCGGCGTTTGACAAGGCAGGCCAGCTTTACCAGCAAGATCTTGCGTCTCAACAGCAGAAGGCGCAGACCTTGCAGCAGCTTGGATTAGCAGATGAGGCAAGACGCCAGCGCGATCTTGATCTGATGTATCAGGAGTTTGAGAAGCAGCGTCTTTATCCACAGACGCAGGCAGAGGCTTATAAGTCAATTATCTTTGGCCAGCAGCAGTCGCCCACGGCGTCTTACTACAATGCGCCGGCCAACCCATTTGTGCAAACGCTTGGTCTTGCTGGATTGCTGTACGGAGGAATGCGATGACTACAACCATGGCTCAACCGGGCCTAGCCCCAGACATTAACTTGTTTGAGGCAATGGATATCTTCAAGAACTTTCCTGATGAAGAGCTTCCTAACTATCGCAACGATCCTAAGCTAGCCCTTGTTGCAGCCGCCGAGATGGATCGGCGTTTGCGTATCCGCAAGGATTTTGAAGCTAAGCAGCAAAAGCCTTCTGGCCCGATTATTGATCAGCTACAACAGCAGTTGCTTGCACCGCCGCAACCCATGGGTCAGCCTATGCAGCCCATGGCACAACCTATGGCTCAGCCTGAGATGCAGCAACCACAACAAGGTCTCGGGGCGCTTGTTCCTGGTATGGCGCAGGGCGGTCCAGTTGCGTTTCAGTTTGGCGGCTTGCTAGCGGACCCAAGGTCAGGCATATACCCAAAAGAAACTGACGAAGATCGCAAGCGCAAGGCAGCAGAGCGACTTGCCCAAGTAGAACAGCAGTTAAAGAACCCTAACCTTCCCGGTCAGGCTAGCGCTATCCTTGCAACAGAAGCTGCAAATCTTAGAAAAGAGGTTGCTGCTGAGCAACCTAAACCTGCTCCTGCAAAAGAGCAGCCTAAGCCTGCTGAGCAAGGCGCTGACATCAATTCGCTCATCGCTCAATTAGCAAAGCTTCAGCAGGCACAGCAGCAACCCGCTGCACCCGCCCCAGTGGATCTCAAGGGATTAGAAAGGCTCGCTTCTGCTTTTATGCCCGCCCAAGTTCCTGTCATGTCCATGGAGGAAAGGCGCAAGCAGGCAGAGGAAGAAGAAAAGTACTTAAAACAAAAATTTCCTGACACAGTCAGTCCTTTGGCCGATCAGCTAGCCGCAGAGGTTGGTCAGCAAGTATCTCCCGAAGAAGCAAAGCGCCGAGCCTTCATGAAGGCTGGTATCGCTGGTCTTGGTTACACAGGCCGCGACTTTGGCGCTGGTCTTGCCGGTATGCTTGAAGGATACGAAGGCACAAAGCAATCTGTTGAAGCTGCAAACAAAGAAGCTAAGACACTTGCACTGAAAGCACGTCTTGCCAATGAGCAGTACAAAGACGCGATCAAGCGGAAGGATTATGAATCTGCACGTAAGTACGCAGATGAAGCCGCGGAAATTCAGGCTGCTAAAGTAGAGGCTCAGAACAAAGCCAAGCTTGGGAAGCTCGGTGTTATGGGTGCCATGCAGGATCTTATGACGCCTAAGAAGGCGGCTGGGGCTGGAGCAACTTCCGGCATGCCAAAGTTTGGAGATGCTGCACGCATTCGCAAAGATGCTGTTGAGGCTGCACAGCCAGAGTTGCGAGATCTTGAGAAACGCTACGATGAAGAATCTAGCCGGTTCCATTCGGCCCTTGGATTTGGGAAGCGTGGTACAAGCTGGCGTAACGATCCAAAAGAGATGGCTAAATTTGAGAGTGAGAAAGAAAACATCATTCAAAAATATGAGAGGCGCCTGTATCCTACGGTTGGCGCAGATCAGGGTGTAACAACGCTGACGCCGCAAATGATGGAAGCAATTAGGGAATACGTTAAAAAACAAAGCGGCAAATAGGGGGCGAAATGCCTATCGTAAACATCCCCAACCTTGGGCGGTTCCGCATTCCCGAGGGTGTATCCGATGAAGAGCGTGATCAGCTAATCCGTGGTTTAGTGGATATGTCCGGGGTCCAGCCCAAAGGACCGCAAGGGATTGGAGAAGTATTTAGCAACGCTGTTGCCAGAGGTGCCAAGCAAATGCTTGTGGGCACAGCATATGATTTGCCTGCTCTAGGATTAGCTGGCCTTGCAAAGCTAGGCTTTGGTGGTGCAGAAGAGAAAGCACTGGAGTTTTTAGGAAAAGGCGCCCAGCGTTATGCGGCTATTGAGCAGGAGCTTCCCACTCAATATAGAGATGTAACCAAGCTAGAAGGCCCTGGCCAATACCTTGGTTTTGCGGTTGAGCAGGCTGGCCAAGGTTTGCCTAGTATTGCTTCTGCCCTGCTGCCTGGCGGTATTGCGGCCGCCACCGGGCGGGGTGCTTCAAGGAAGATTGCACAAGAAGCGGCAGAGACAGCCCTACGCAGCGGTGTCACCAGAGAGGTTGCTGAGCGCATAGGCGAGAAGGCTGCACAGGATGCACTTGCTGGCCGCGCCGGATTGGCGATGATGAGTTCATCGTATCTACAGACAGCGCCAGAATCATTCCGCAATATCTTTGAAGAAACAAAACAGCTAGAGCCTGGTCTTGCGTTGGCCACGGGCTTGGCTAACTCATTCATCGAGAGTTATATACCCGGCAAGATCCTTGGCGATCTTGGTCTGTATGGCCGCACCAAGCTAGTAGAGAAAGCCCTTGAGCGTGGTGGCTTTACCAAAGAAGCACTGCGTATCGGTGCCAAAGCTTCTGGTATTGCTGCACAGGAAGGATTGACCGAGGCTACACAAGACATTATCAATAGCACAGCCGTTAAGATTATTGATGAAAACTATCAGGTCTTCTCTCCTGAAAACTTAAACAAATACCTTAACTCGTTTGCGGCTGGTGCAGCGGCTGGTGCAGGCCCTGGATTGCTTGGAGCGGTAGGCGATCGAACACGGCCGGTCCAGACACCACCGGAAACTCCGCCACGTGGCGGAGTTATTTCACCTACACCCCCTGCTGTTGAGCCTGTTGCACCGCAGCAAGTTGGTGCAGTGCAGCAACCTGTAGCGCAGGCAGTGCCACAAGCGCAGCCACAAGTAACGGTGCCGCCGGTTACTCCTGCCATGGAGATGCCGCAAGCTGTTCCGCCGGTTCAGCCTGTTACTGCTGCGCCGCAAGCTTCCTTGCCAGCGGTTACGCAGCCCGCAGCACCACCAGTAGCACCGCCTGTTACATCAATTCAAGCAGCGCCGCCAGTACAGCAGGCAGCGCCACCGGTAACACAACCTGCTCCACCTACTACAGTTCCACCTGTACAGGCTGTTACTGCACCGCCATCAGTACCTCAAGTAATTTCTCAAGCACCTTCTGTAACTCCAGCAGTAACCACTCCAGAAGTCACGGTGCCGCCGGTTACATCGATGCCTGCATTGCCGGCGCCGCCTGTAACACCAGAGCCTGGGCCACCGGAGTTTGTAGAGCCACCACCAGAGACTGGTCCTGCACCGTTACCTGAAGAGATTGCTCCTGTATTTGAGTATGAGAAGGAATTGCTTGGCCGCAGGGAGGCGCTTGAAAAAGGTAAGGGAAGTCTTTGGTCTGCGCTTAAGGGAAGGATATCTTACGAAGACATCAAAGATGCATCGCCAGACATCGAGTTCCGCACGCTGGCGGGCAATCCTACCAATCCTAATTTCAAGGGATTGGATCTCATGGTCAAGGATGGTGATCTCGATGCATGGCTGCCGCCAGAATTGCAGAGCACAAACTTTGATCGTGATCCAACGCTAGAGACGGTTGCCGTTAATTCGATTAAAGAGCGGCTGGCTGACAAGGATCTTTTGACTGATGCGACCAAGCAAGAGCTTGAGATTATTGACTATGAACTGTCGCAGATCATTCCGCTTATAAGGGAGTATGAGAGTGAACTTGAAAGAGAGCTTGCCGTTACCGAAGCCGCCGAAGCCGCCCAGCGCGAAAGGCTCGATGCTGAACAAGCTGCGCTTCAAGAAAGCTTGGCAGAAGCTGTCCCCAAGAGCGAAGCGGGAGTTGCTAGACCTGGCGAAACTGCCGGACAGCGTCCTATTCCCGCAGTCACCCAAGCCGTAACTGCTCCGCCTGCCGTACCGCAAGTAACTGCACCCCCGGTAACCGCTGCTCCTGTATTGCCAAAGAATGCGATACAAGCAGAGCGGGATATGTTTACCCAGTTCAGGGATGAGCTGGATAGACTAGGCCTGAAGGATCTTAACCTTGAGTTCACCCGCCCGAAGAGAACCAAGACAGGTTATACCTTGGGCGAGATGGCTACCTACGTTACAAGAGATATCGGCGCCACTGGCAACGAAACCCTTAAGGTAACTGGCAGGCTATTACGTGTAGCCATTGATCTTGCCAAACGTACTAAGTCATCAACAGCACAGAACCCAGAGCGCATCAAGAGAACCTTGCATCACGAGGTAATCCATGCGCTGCGGTCGATGAATCTATTTACCGCGGATGAGTGGCGGATTCTTTCAGAGGCTTCAGCGAAAGACTGGGTTAAGCGCAAGTGGCCAGACGACCATGGCATGACGGTCGAACAGATCTATCGCAAAGAGTCTAAGGATACGAAGCTTGAAGAGGGTGTGGCCAGGGCGTTTGAGTATTACACCCGTGGTGAGTTTCAGCCAGCGGGCGCTGTGGCTAGGATCTTTCAGAAGACCAAGGAGTTCTTCAAGAAGCTTGCTGACTACGCCATGGGGCTTGGCATTACCGAGACAGAGGCGGAAGTCTTTGAACGGATCATGTCAGGTGAGATTGGTTCTCGGGTTCGTAAGGACCAAACGCTATACAAGCAGCCTTATGACAAGGCCAACATAGAAGCAGGCTTGGATCATAGCGACGCATTTAACAAATGGTTTGGTGATAGCAAAGTTGTTGGCCCTGATGGTAAGCCGCTTGTGGTTTACCACGGCACTGAGGGCAAAGATTTCCAAGCGTTTTCAACCAAATCAGCAGGTTCGTGGTTTAGTGAAGATCCTTATATTGCTCAGATGTATGCCGGCAAAGATTCCTCTCAAATAATGCCTGTATACCTCAGCATAAAAATGCCTCTAATGGTTCCGCAAGATATAGATCTATCAAAAAGCTCTACGGTAGAGGAGGCGCTAAATAGAATTAATGATGAGAACGGCACAACTTTTGAAGCTACGGACATAGGTCTCAAAGATTCCGATGAAAAGATTGCGTATGAGTTTCTAGCTTCTGATTCATTTATAAATCTGGCGAGGCGTAGCGGGTACGATGGTCTTGGAGCCTACGAAAGCGGCTACATGACTTGGAACGCTTTTGAACCTAACCAAATCAAATCAGTCTTCAACAAAGGTACATGGAGCCCTGAGTCTGAGATCATTCTTGAGAACCGTGTTGAGTCTGAAGAGATCATCCTCAATGCAGCCAATCTTGATGTAGATCCAGAAGCTTCCATGAACAATCTGGTGAAGTCTGGACCGGACTTCAATCAGATCAAGAACAACACAAGGGATTACATCAAGGATCTTGCTACTGACAAAGCAGACATCCTACTGAGCACATTGAACCTGCGCCAGCTTGGTGAGATAGCATCAGATGCATTACCGCAGATCAAGAAGTTTTACCGTGCGGTCAATGACATGCTTGCCTATCGAGATACGCGTATTACCAAGGCGGCTGATATTGCTACGCCATGGGTTGCGTTTAATGACAAGAATCCAGAGTTGGCCAGGGCGCTTGCTGATGTCATGCATGACGCCACAATTGCCGGCATCGATCCTGATACACGGTTAGATGAAATCAAAAACCCAGAGTTATTGAAAAACTGGGAGAAGGTTTCTGCTAACCCCGAGGCGCTGAAGATATACCGTGAGGTTCGTGATTACTATGCGGAATCGCTAGACCTATATCAGAAGGCTCTTGAGCAGCGTATCAATGAAAGCATGGAAGAGGGTCGCCCTAAGACGGCTGCACTCTTAAAGCTTGAGCAAGAGTTCAATCGCATCCGCGAGACAGGGCCTTACTTCCCCTTGGCGCGTTTTGGTGACTACTGGGTTTCCTTTGATACTTTTAATGACGAAGGCAAGAAGGTCCCCGAGTACTATATGTTTGAAAGCCGCAATGACCAGCGGCAGTTTATTGACCAGCTAAACAAGCAAGGTATCAAGCACAAGAGTGGCGTCAAGACGAGAGAGATGATCTCCCAGGGTATACCCATGACCGGGTTTGTTCGGGAGATGATGGATCTAGTAGATGGCATGGATGGTGACAAGGAAGCTCTCAAAGACAACATCTGGCAAATGTTCCTTACCATGCAGCCAGACCTGTCCGCCAGAAAGCATTTCATCCATCGTAAGAAGGTAGCTGGTTACAGTCCTGATGCGCTACGTGCGTTTGCAGAAACATCCTTCCATGGCGCCTATCATCTTGCCCGTGTGCGTTATAACGGTTCACTTGAGGCTTTGGTTCTTGAGGCGAGAAAGTACAAGGAAGAGAATCCAAGCGTAGAGGCTGATCGTTACTTTGATGAATTGCTTCGTCGTAAGCAGTGGGTCAATGCACCGGAGGATGTGAATAGCTTCAACAGTTGGGCAACAAGCTTCTCATTCCTTTACTTCCTTACTGCACCAGCGTCTGCTTTGGTCAACATTGCACAGACGCCCATGGTTGCGTTCCCGTACCTTGGCGGTAAGTTCGGATACGGCAAGACCTTCTCTGCGCTATCGCAGGCCAGCAAGGATTTCTTTGCCAGCGGCATCGGTAAGGGTCGTGGATTCTATGATGTGATCCGCACCTTGCAGGAACGCGTGGATGAGAAAGGAATCTCAGACAGAGAAAGAAAGCGCCGCGAGGAAGAGCTTGGCGCCATGCAAAAGCTTTATGAAGATGGCACGCTAAATCGTACCCAGACCCTGTCACTAGCAGGATTGGCTGAGCGTCCTTCTGATGTGTTGCAGGGCGGCCTTGGTTCTGTCATGCGTAATAAGTCATTCACTACGGTGCAGAAAGTTACCTACGGGCTTGGTTATGCATTCAATCAGGCTGAGGTATTTAACCGGCAGATCACTGCGCTTGCGGCTTATCGGCTAGCCAAGGAGCGTGGGCTTACACCTGACGTTGCCTTGCAGATGGCCAAGGACATTGTGAATGAAACGCATTTTGAATATACGAATGCGACCAAGCCACGGTTCATGCAAGGACCAACCGCAAGGATCATCTTCCAGTTCAAGAACTATGCACAGCAGATGACCTACCTGCTTGTACGTACAGTGAATGAAGCTGTACGTGATGCAGATCCAGAGGTTAGGCGTGAGGCACAAAAGCGTCTCGGCGGCATCTTATTCATGACCGGGTTGTTTGCTGGTTACGAAGGCTTGCCCATGTACTGGGTTATCGAAGGCGTGATGAACGCCATGTTCGATGATGAAGATGAGCCTTATGACTTTAACAACAGCGCAAAGAATACGATCGCAGATTTGTTTGGATCAAATGCTGCACGCATCCTGAGCAAGGGTGCTGTGTCAGAGATTCTTGGTGGTGACGTGGCTAACCGGGTTGGCATGAACGGTATGTGGTTCCGTGATTCCAATAAGTCTGCTGATGAGGTAGAAGCCTTCCGCCAGTTTGTGACTGACCTGGCTGGCCCGTTTGTTGGTATTGGTGTCAACATCTCTGACGGTATCAAGAAGATCAACGACGGTAATACTTATCGTGGCATTGAGGCCATGCTTCCGCCTGTGCTCAAAGACTTCATGAAGGTTGGTCGTATGGCTACCGAGGGTGCGACTACCCTGCGTGGCGATCCGATTGTTGGTGAAGTCAGTACATGGGGATTGTTCTTGCAAGCCCTTGGCTTTACGCCTGTGGACATTGCACGTGGCTACGAGGCCATGGCAGAGATCAAGGGTATGGACAAGGATCTGGATCAGCGCCGCAAGCGTTTGTTGCAGCAAGTTACCTTGGCTCAGATTAACGGGGATTACACGGCGTTCGGTGAGATATACGACAAGATAGAAGTGTTTAACGAGAAGAACCCAGAGAACCCGATCAGCAAGGAAAGCATCAAGCGATCGCTTGCACAGCGTGTCAAAGATTCTGACCGGGCGCTGCGTGGGATTATCGTTAACCCGAAGCGGGAGTACTTGTTGGAGGAGGCGCGGTACCTTGGGGAGGAGGACTAGCCGGGGAAGGTGCTATCACCCGGTTCTCATAGTCTATCCCGCAGAAGGTTGCGTAGTCTCTCAGGGTTCTAACCTTACCAAGGCCATAGATCCCTAGATCTTTCTTGTGATACAGCAGATCGGCCATGCGTTCGTTGGAGCGCTTGGCCATGTCCCACCACCTCACGGTACGCATCTCATCATCTTCAGATGCCCAGTGCCTCAGCTCTTTATTCCTTCCATAGAAGTGATACACGGGGGCAAGGGGTGGGTGTAGGACATCATAGCCATGGGTGTAAGCACGAACAGCGATATTCTGTTCCTCGCCATTGAAGTACAGCACGGGATCGTATGGGACTTCATGAACGAACTGGCCAAGGGTAAAGATGAACCCGGCGCCTACGTGGCACGCTGGCACAGGGAAGTCAGACTTCATCACATCGGAGGTAAAGGTTAGGAGCGGGTCGGCGTCCTTAAACTTCTCACCTTCTTTGATCTTGGAGTAGATAAGGTCTTTGGTAAACGAAGTATCGGTAGGCTTGCCATCGATGAACTCAAAGCCACGGGCGTAGCAAGAGTAGAGTTTCTTTGGGTTGGGCGTGAAGTTACTTTGCATAAGGGCTATGCAAGTCTCATCCCAGTTCTGATCAAACCAACTGTGAGAGTCTACTTGCAGGAAGTAGTCCTCATGGTGATACAGAGATTGCGCCAGGTGGCGGGCCCAGCAAGCACCGCGGGCGTCCACTGATCCTATGAATACATAACGGATCTGGTCTGCGAAGCCAGTCTTTTCTACGGCTCTATGCTGAGGTATGGAGCCTTGGTCAACGATGCCGAATACAAGGTCCTTGGGGTTCTTAGCTTTCTTGTAGCAATCGTTTACTGTGAACCAGAGTAAAGGATCTCTATAGGATGCGATGCTAACGAAGATTGTCATACAGTCCCTCGATGGTCATGGCGAGTAGGTCAAGCTCGCTGAGTTTGTATCGTGTATAGAAGCCTCGCTCACCAAGCCCATGGACGCCCGAGTTTCCTTGATGGTGCTCAGGGCACAGAGGCGTGACAAGGAAGTTGCTAGCGCGTTGGCTCATTCCCTGTCCTTCTCTTATGTGATGAATGTGGGCTGGTGTCTGGCCAAGTCCTAAGTGTTTGCACAGGATGCATCCCATACTGGCAACGCGATCCATGTGCGCTTTATCTGCTTTGCGAGTCATGCTTGATCATTGTCCCAAAGCTTCCATTCCTCGCCACTCTTCACAACCTTCTTGGCGTCTTCTATGCCGGCGTCATATCCGGCACGGAATGCTCTGCCATAGGAAGATCGGGAGAACATAAACCGGGTGGCTTTAATATCAATCTTCAGTTCTTCGTACCACTTGGCCCATGCGTCGTATGCCGGATGGATTTCCGCGGGGCAGGTTCTTCCTTGATTGCATTCACCATGGCAGGGTGGGCAGCTTTTCATTTGTTCTCCCATATACCTATCATTTGGTCCTTGTGTTCGCTGAGATGGTTCAATACGTTGTAGGCCATTTTGATTTCTGTAATGGCTTCAAGGCATAGGCCCATGGCGGTCATGTAATCATGGTTCTGGCAAAGGTCATACACGCGACTCATCAGTTGGTCTGCTTTGATCAAGTGGCCCGAATAATCCATCAATATGTTCCTGTAGTTCTTCACACATAAGATCACTAAGGGTCTTGCCAAATACCGTGACGGCATTCCCCTTGGTGGATTTAGAAATAACCATCAGGGCCTTTTCAAAACCCTGACGATAGCCCGCATGGTAATCAAGTTGGGCTGGACCTATTGCGTCGATCGCCTGCCTCACGAGTTCAGATGCCATGCCTGGTTTCTCGCGCAGCTTCTCTACTTGATCAGGGCGCAGGTAGACCTGGTAAGGCACTAGCTTTCGTTTGTACTTCGCTTCCATTCTTCAAACTCCTTACGCAGATCGATCAATGCACCTTGGGCTTCTGTGTTGCTTGCTAGCTCCGATCGAGATTCGATATTCAAAGCCTCGCATATAGCCCTGGCGGCGTCATCCTCTGAGTGAGAAAAGCACCACCCGGTGTCTACGCACCAACGCTGGAAGTCAGGATCTTTGGCCAGTATTCCTGCGGTCTGCACAAAGCTACTGACCTTGGGCCTAACGTATGGTTGCTCATCATCTCCGATCCGTACCATGGCCACGGCGTAACGTGATCCTACAAAGTCACGCACAAGGTCTTGATGCAGGTCATCAGGATGGATGGCTAGCGTAAGCATGAAGCCTTCTTTGTTCTGACGCAGGGATACCTTGACGCATTCAAAGTTAACGGGATCCACCAAACATCCTTCCAAAAAATGATTTGATACGTTTGCCTAGCGATATGGAACGGTCAGGCCCAATCCTTTCAATGTACTCATGCGTTGTGATTGGCATGACCTTGGTCGGATCATCTTTGGGTCCTATCGATCCAAGCCCTGATGCCGGTGCAATGATCGGCCAGATAATCCACATGGGCCGCTTGAACGCTGTGCATACAGAAGAAAGAGATGAACCTTTCTTTACCGCCAGGCGAATGGATCGCTCCTCGGAAGATCCAACAAAGCCTCTGCGCCAACCGCCAGCAGGCGAGAACATCTGCTTGCAGTATTTGTAGACTGTCTTGTCAGATAGCTTCAGCGCCCCTGCGATGGATTGAGGATGCCAACCCAGGTTGTAAAGGTTATAGATCTCCTTCTTATCGTCTTCAGATACGAAGTAGTGATGTCTGTCGTATTTCTTTGGGCTACGACGGCGCCGCTTCTTGGGCGCCTCCATCAGAATGGAATTTCTCTGTCGTCGATCTGGGCCGGAGGAGGCTTTGGTGCGTTATCCTGCTCCCATCCTTGGCGGACCTTGCAGTTGTAGTACTGGCCGCTGCGCCCTTCCTTGGCCCACATGGACAGTGAAATCTTAGGCGTCTCTCCATGCTTTACCTTATTCACAATGTAAGCACACAGTTCTGCTGATAGCTCAACATCGCCACGGTAGTCTGGCGATCGATCGGTCTTAATCCGTGGGCTGAATAGGTTCGCTGAATCGTAGTATTTAGTTTCCATTTATCTCATCCTTACGTGCTTTGAACTTAGCTAACAGGTCCACATACAGCGACTCATCGTGGGCCTTGATCTTTGCTACTGCCTCTTTGTTGTCCTTCCAGAACGTGTTTAGTTCCGCCTCAGTATTTGCCTTGGGCAAGAACTGTATGAACATATTCATAGCAAAATCAACAACTTCCGCCATACCTTTAACAGGTTCTTGAGATTTAGGCTCAGGTTTGGGTTCCGGCTTGGCTTGCTGAGGTGCAGAAATAACTCCGCCACGTGGCGGAGTTTTCACAGCCGCATTACCGTCATCATCTTCTGGAGCGATACCGCAAGCCGCCATGAGTGAGTACCTACGTGCGTACGTCAATGCCGATCCATAGCCCTGAGCATCATGCTTTGCTGCTGGTACATGAAGCTTGCCCGCGGATAACAGTTCGCCTGATGTATGGACAAAGACTGTTTCAACTGTCACGCCATCTTGACACTCATGCGTCATTTGCATCAATGCGATGCCGTTGTCATTCAGCGCATCAATCACTGCTTCAACGCACGTGGCAAGGTCTGCGTACTTAGACCGGAAGTGCGGGTTGTTACTTTGTTTTAGTGCAGGGCTAAATCCCTTTTGTGCTTTAACTAATGCTTCCGCTATCTGCTTCAATTGCTTCTCCTAGTTGTCTACCGAAATCACAGTACTGCCTTACATCACAAAAACTTGTACATCTTGTATTAGCTCCGGGGCGGTGAACGATTTCCTGGCCGGGCTTTACTGCATCCTTTGCTTCTTGCTCTAACAGGAATACCTTCAGTGCTCGCTTGGCGCCTGGCTTCATGATGGCCCATGTCTCAGGCTTGGCCCATCGTTCGTCTGGTGTGCACAGTGGCGGATCATCCATGACTGTTGCGGCATGAAGTGCGATACGGCTTTTGATAAAAGCTTCTTGCTCTTCAAAGGTCCACAGGGGTACATCGATCTGTACGATCGGTGCTTCTGGATAGTCCGCCTGGCGGCCTACGTTCCTGCGAGCCCAGTCTCTTACGATCGCATTGATCTTCAAGCCAACGACGTTATGGCCATGAGCACGGGCAAGATAGGCGTAGCAGTTCAGTTGGTACTCCCATTCGATCTTACCTTGCATGACTGCAAAACTGCTCGTAACTTTCCAGTCCTCAATGATCCGTCCATGGGGCGTGACAACCTGGCGGTCGATCGCACCGGAGATCTTCCAGCCGTTGATCTCTTTGAAGTACCGCTGCTCAGTGATCACGTCTTCTTCTGAGAACTTATCGAGGATGTGATGGACGGCTGTACCGAATAGGCTGAAGACGGTATCGGATACGTCTTGCTCCATCTCATCGAAGTGCTTGTGCTTGAGTGCCACGACCCGCGGGCTGTCGATAAGCTCTGTGACAGATAGCTTGGCATCGCCCTTGGAGTAGTTCTTGTTGCGTGCAAAGCGCAGCAGGACGTCTGGCAGGTTGTATTTGTTAGTGATGTTCATGGCTTACTCTCTTCAAACTTCTCCATAGCCGCCTGTAAAAGTTGTAGTACTTCTGGGTTAGGTTCCTCAAGGTAGCGGTGAATCCAGAACATAACGTCCTCCGCCGCAAGGATGGCTTCGTATAACCATCGCTCATGGTTCATCGCTCCCTCCGTTTAAGCATTTCGTCCGCCACAAGGTATGCAATATCTGCAAAGGCAACCTCTGGCTTTTGATTGGGCACCTGGCCCCACTTGCCTGAAAAGATGCCGGTGATTACAGCCGCGGCAAAAAAATCTCTGAGCGCCATCCCTGCTGTGTTTGGCTCATGCAGATGTCCTACGTCATGTGGGAATGCGTATTTTGTTTTAGCCATGGTTCTTCTCCTTGAGTTTGGCTTCAATGGCTTCGTATAAATACAGCATCATGGGTGCCCACACAGGCCCGAGCTCTTCTTGAATCCTTTGCCATTCCCGAATGCCATGGCGCTCCTCATCCGTCAGCCCAACCCATTCTTTCTTTGGTGGTGCGGTGTAGAGTGGAATCTTTGGCAGGTTTACTATTGTTGGCGTATGCCACGATGTAAGTTTGGCCCACTCAAGTTTTTGCTTTTCCACATTAATAAACGCCACAGGCTCTTGCTCTGTCTCTAGTGCTTGGCGCAAAACGGCGATGGCTTCGATGTAGTAATTTTCATCGCCTGTTTCCATCAGCATCTCTGCGCTTGCGTCCTCTAGCACCTCTATCGCCTCTTCAATAGCTTCTCTATCCATGGTTCTTCTCCTTTAGCTTGGCTTCAATGGCGCAAGCAAAATTACCCCAGTGCTGATTTTCTGAATGGATCTCTTGTATTTCATAAGCCGTCAGCCCAACCCATTGCTTCAGTGCCAATCGGCGCAGTTCAACGGCTGATTCCCTGCCCGTGCTATTGCTTATTCGTCCTTGCACAAACTCAGCGTCCAGCGCATCAGCCAGCCGCAGGGCTTCGGGTTCTGTGCTCATGTGTTCTTCTCCTTTAGCTTGGCTTCAATGGCTCGGGAAAACTCAATCACCTCATCCGGCGAGATATACATAGATCGTCCTTCTGACCGAGCACCACCAAAAATACTGTGCCCAGTAATGCGTTCCCACTCATCCTCAACTTGCTCATCCGTCAGCCCAACCCATTGCTTCAGCGCCAATCGGCGCAGTTCGTCGGCGGCTTCTCCGCATAGACCCGTGTGACTGAATTGCACGTCAAGTTCTTCTAGCGCATCAGCCAGCCGCAGGGCTTCGGGTTCTGTGCTCATGTGTTCTTCTCCTTTAGCTTGGCTTCGACTTCACGGAGCAATACATACGAATACCGTTTGAACCGCGCAACCAGCTCATTAACCTCTTCATCCGTCAGCCCAACCCATTGCTTAGCTGGTTTGCTTGAAATACAAGTAACCGTATACGGTTTGCCGCATTGACACTGCCACGCCGTAGGCCCTGGCCCATACCAAACACCGTCGATAAAACCTACCCCGCTATCTGTTGGTGTCTTTGCTGTTTTGTTTTCAGCCATGGTTTTTCTCCTTCAAGTCTTTCTCAATAAGCTCGGCCATAAACGCTGCGTCAAATTCATCACAGAAAGTTGCTTGATACCGGAAATAACTAACATCATCATCAGTCAGCCCAACCCATTGCTTTGGTGGTGCGGTGTAGAGGGGCGTGATATTGCTTGACCATCTCCAAGCTTCTGATTTAGTCCAATGTAATTGCTTTCCGTTTCCTTTTGTGGGGCTATCGCTGATCCACGCCACCGGCTCTTGATCTGTCTTTAGTGCTTGTCGCAGTGCGGTGATGGCTTGCTTTTTGCTAATAAGCCAAGCAAGACTCGTTGGATCGCTCTCCAGCGCCTCAAGCGCCATTTGCATAGCTTCTCTGCTCATCGCTCCCTCGCTTTCAGCATCGCGTCTGCAATCATGTAAGCCTGCCTCGCGGTTGCATCAAAATAATTCCCCTGCGCCAGTGCTTGCATCGCCTTAGCTGCAAAGTAATCACGCAGGGTCAGGCCTTGCTCATCGCTAGTCATTACTGGACCTTTGATTGGAAACGCTGGCCCACCATCTGCTGGTGTCTTTGCATTTTTGTTTTCACTCATCGCCTAACTCCTATGTTGTAGTAAGCAGATACCTTCCTCACTATCTCTATGAAGTCACCAAAGTTGTGAGCATTCTTCAAGGTATCCATGTCAATGGAATCCCATAGCTCCTCTGCCTCATCAAGCTTCATGGGCTCCACGTCTTCCTTGAGTCGCTCTAACTTGGCGATCACTTCCTTGAGCGCGTCGATCTGCTTCTGAATAAGTTCTGATGCCAGCATCTCAATATCCCGTGGGCATACCGGCATGTACCCAGCGGCCGGCATGGTAGAAAATAAACACAAGTGCTAAGAGCACGATCACTCGGAGGACGCCTGACCATCGTCCGTGCCAGGTCCATTCGGAGACGGGTTGGTTGAGGTAGACGTTTTGGATCCAGAGTTGGTCGGGTGGGATTTCTGTGTGCCACTTGGCGACCGGCCTAACGTATCGGCTACCAATACGCGGCCTTTCTGGTCTAAGCGCGACATGACCCGCTTGATGGGTAGCTCTTGGCTTTCTTCTTCCAGTGATGTCCAGCATGCTTCTTTCTCCTGTCTAAATAATTTGTAATTGAGTCTGAAATACCTGCGCTGTGTGTCATCAATACGCATGACCACATTCTTGGATAGCGCCTTCATCATGGGCTTATCGTTATTCATGAAATCCAAGAGCTTGTTGCGCAGCCAGCTTGGCTCAAGTGGCAGCCAGTTACAGTAGATCTCAAGACCTTCGCCCCAGAGAAACTGGAACGCAGTACGCGCTTCTGTATCAAGGCGGTACTCACGTTTCCTGAGCGGTACGTTAGGCTCGCCTGTGTAGATAGGCTTCCTGCATGTATCAAAGATTGCAGTGTTAATGACCGCTAGTAAGATGCGTTGTTCAGGTATTAATTGATCGGCATTCATTGTGCTCTCCAGTTAAAGAATGGTAACCTATGTTCACAACATATGGCAATATATATAGGAGGTATCCGACCAATGGCAATCAATAGCAGACAGAAGGGCCGGCGCGGTGAGTTGGAAGTAGCCAAGCTGATATCGCAGGCGCTGGATTTCCAAGTCAAATTGAATTATGACCAGTCCGCCACGGGTGGCTATGATATGAAAGTATGGGGTTGGGCAGTGGAGGTGAAGCGAGCCGAGAACCCTGACTGGCGTGCATGGCAGCGGCAGGCATTGAATAGTGCATGGAAGGATGGGCTGATGCCAATCCTATTCCATCGAAGGAACCATGCCCGGTACTGGGATGTGTATCTACCGATTAGTGTGTTTCTGGTGGTGTGGGGCGGCCAGGGGCCATTTGATGAAAATGATTGGATGCAGGTATCTTTTGAAGTAGCAATAGCAACGATGAGGATGACCCATGGATCCACGTATACGCAAGGTGATCGTGAACGACATGATCGAATCAATACCTCAGTCAGTGAAGCTTCAGGTGCGCCAAGAGATAGCGCAGCGCGTGGCACTGGAGTTGCAGATCAGGTCCATCAAGCTACTGGCTGATACGCAGGCGTTCAGTAACTGGTTAAAAAAAACCCCGGCGAGGGGAGCCGGGGAAAGACCTAAACAACCAGGAGACACAGCCATGGACTAGCTGTGGAGTTCATGGTATCATTGCTCTGTCGGTGTGGCAACCGGCGCTTTGAAAGAGAGTAAAACCCCAGTGCTTTTAGGTTGGGGCGTTGATGATGAAGTGCGTTTTCCCTTCGGGGGAAATTCTCTCTTTCAAAGCGCCTGAGTCTGCCTCCGCCAGAGGTAACGCTCCTACCTAAGATCGCTGGGGTTTTTCTTTTGGTGCCGACCGTACTCCGCACGAGAGTAGGGGCCGCAAGTGGGGCTGCTCGGAGTTGAACCGCGACACGGTATTCCAGCCTAGCTGAGACGGTGCAAATCCGCTAATCCGTGGGGCTCGCCGGAGATCCAAGCCCGGGGGTGTAGGAGCTAACCCGTCCTGCACATGGATCTTCCCCGCAAGGGGGGTGATATTCGCCGATGGCTTCCTCTCTCTACCCTGTATGGGGTAGGGGGAGCCTTTGGGTGATAAATACATAAATAAGGTTTTAGGCTCGCGGCCGCCGCTCATCGACCCGACGAACGGTATGCACAAACGCATAAAACTGTGGTTAAATACTCCTACCGACAAGGAGATAACCATGGACGAAATCATCAAACAGCTTGGCGATAAATGGCCATTCAAATACCACTACTGCGAAGACGGAGAGGTGCTTGAGAAGCAACCCGTGGCCGAGGAACCTATTGAAGAGGCACCGTTCTGATGAACCACCAAGACATTATCCGCATGGCACGGGAGGCCTGTGACCAAGCACCGCGTGAGGATTGGAACTCTAATGCTTGGGTGTTTGGTGACGAAACTCTTGAACGCTTCGCCGCCCTTGTTGCTGCTGCTGAGCGTTCTGCGTGTGCAAAGGTGTGTGAGGATATTCCTTTGCCAAAAGATTCAAAAGCATTGACGCATGGGCCAACGATTGAGAGATGCGCCGCCGCCATCCGCGCAAGGGGAAATAAATGAAATTCAGAAAAAAGCCCGTGGTCATTGAAGCCACACAATGGTTCAAAGAAGGCGATCATTCTGCGGTTTTTAGTGCGCTTGAAGGCAAAGGCGCAATTCAAACACTAGAGGGTTGGCACGAGGTGACCCCTGGCGACTGGATCATCACCGGCGTGAAGGGTGAACACTATCCTTGCAAGCCAGACATTTTCGACATGACTTATGAGCGGGTGGACGGATGAACAGAGAAGACATCATCCGCATGGCGCGGGAGGCTGGATTGGCTTACGGATCTGACGAAAATCCATTAGGTTCTGTAACACGCTTCGCCGCCCTTGTCGCAGCCAGAGAGCGTGAGGCGTGTGCGAAGGTTTGTGATGTGCTTGCTGTACATCCTGAATATGCGTCAGACATTACAAAGGTGGCCGCACAAGCAATCCGAGCAAGGGGGAACAGTGAAACCCATCGATGAATCTTATCTGGCGTGGATGAAGGATCGTAAAGAACCTTTCACGTCAGAGGATGCTGCAAAACACTTTGGCGTCTCAAGAACCACGGCGGCAGAGCGTTTGCGTGTACTGACAGGGCTTGGTTATGTAACAGCAACCAAACACCCTGTCCGATTTAATCAGTTGCTTTACACATACAAAGAATTTAGTTGGCATGACCCATTCAACCTAGCGGGGAAACTATGAACTTAGAACCAATCATGAAGCTGACCAAGGACCTTAAAGTCGCAGCCGCCAAGCTGTCTGATGACGAGGCAAGATTCTTGGTCGATTACTACTACATTGCCCAAGAGGACCGTAAGCGTTCCACCAACCAAGTCCGGGCGCTGGATGAATCCATGGAGCCCAATGCAGTGATCGGCTGGCTGGCATCCCAATCCAAGGGGCTGGAAGAGCAGATCAAGAAGGCGCTTGATTCCTACACTGAGTCGCATGTCATGGGCGCATGGATGCGGCAGATCGTAGGCATTGGCCCGGTCATTTCCGCGGGGCTGTTAGCGCACATTGATATTGAGAAGGCTCCTACCGTTGGGCATATCTGGCGCTATGCTGGATTAGATCCCACAAGCAAATGGGAGAAGGGGCAGAAGCGCCCATGGAATGCAGGACTGAAGACGCTTTGCTGGAAGGCTGGCCAATCCTTCATGAAATTCTCTGGCCGTGATGACTGCTACTACGGTCACATATACAGGGAGCGCAAGAACTTTGAGATCGCCCGCAACGAGCGTGGTGATAACAAGGAACTGGCCGAGCAATTGAAGGAGAAGGTAGGCAAGACCACGGAAGCTTACAAGCATCTATCGAATGGTTTACTGCCACCAGGCCAGATCGATGCAAGGGCAAGAAGGTATGCGGTTAAGCTATTCCTTAGCCACCTCCATGGCGCATGGTATGAGACACACTTTGGTACGAAGCCTCCGCTGCCCTATCCGATTGCACACATGGGCCATGCTCATTTCATTCCATCACCTGTTTAACCACGCTCACCAAGAGAACCAAATGGATTGAGTGAGTCATCGAACAAGATAGAACCAAAACCATAGAACGAGTCAGGAGATCCGAGAGAACCAATGACAACGAGCGAGTCACGTTGACCAAGAGAACCATTTGTGATGAACGAGTCAAAAGCCGGAAGAAAACCAGGAACAGGGAACGAGTCACAGCTTTTGAGAGAACCACGGAAAGTGAACGAGTCATCAGTTGCGAGAGAACCAATATATGAGAACGAGTCAAGGAACCCGAGAGATCCATACCACGAGAACGAGTCGTG